CAACCAGCGTCGAATAAGTCTAGAGCAGAAACACTCATTATTACCTAGACGATGTTATCTAAGTGGCAAGCAGCTTTGGTTTAAGCGATGCGAAGTAGTGCATTGTATGATTACAGGTGCTGGTAATAATAAGAAAAAAGGAAAGGTTACAGTTTTTTCCAAAAAACCAAAGACCATTGGGAAAAACTCACAATCTGATTTATCACCGGTTACATCAACCTTAACTAATAAGTATGTTATGCCGCCAAAGTGATCAAAGTGATCGATCAAATGTTGATTTGGTGAGTCATTAAATTGATGTGTTTTTACTTTTATTATTATTTTATATGTTATAATAGATCAACAATAGGAAATTATGAAAATGAGTGATTACAATCCCGACAAATGGGTCATGCTAAAAATCGAATCTGAGTTCGGCATTACCTACAAAATTCTTGCGTCATGGTATGGCGGATATGCTAACGGTGATTCTTGGAAGCTAAGTTCCGGCACCGTGTCGATGATTCCGCGCGGCGATACCCTCTATGAGTTCCCACAGCACTCAGGTTCTACATATTTTGGTGCTGCGGGTAATTATGGGATGTCGTTTTATACCGAAACAATTCTTGCGGGCTTTATGGAAGATATTCTAAAATCGCCTGACGCTTCAATTGTAGTTCTGAAGTATGATGAAATTGCAACATTGGAATATAGCGAATGAAAATCAACATCGGCCCATATATAAATTATTTGGGCCCATACCAAATAGCAGAGAAGCTGCTGTTCTGGATGGATAAAGCTGATAGAAATCAACCCCACCTAGCAAACGTCTGAATAGTCATTTCGGCGTGATCGGATAGTCTACATATCCTACGTTGCATACTATTACTTCCCATTTTTATGGTATTTTCCTTTTATCTCTAGTCTCTTTTGATTCCGACGATAATGACCTAATAAAATTTCCGATATCCATCACTTTTCTATCGGATAATCTGGTTACAAGAATATTGCCAAACGGCCTATTACCACACAATAATTTGGCCGTGGCACGCTGTAGGGTGCTAGATGGTATACCGGATTGATCGAACCCAGTTGAAGTTTGCTTTGCCTGATTATAGAACTTTGGATTGCGAGCCACGTCGTACATGTTATGTAGTAATATCTCACGTTTGATTGCCAATTCACGGGTCTCAAATAGTCCGACAATCTTATATCGGTAGTTTAGTGAATTGACTTTTTGATCGGCTCTGAATGCGAGTCCATCTATACTACTGGCTGTACTGAAATATTTGTAGCCCAGATCAAGTCTCGGCTCGATAATACAACTTCGTACACCATAGTAGTGCATTCTTGTTACTATATTAGTAATGCGATACACATAATTAAATGGATAAATAGTTTTGTTGCTCACTGAGACTTCTGATCGGGTTGGGTACTGTCGTCGGGGCTGCCAGGCCCGTGGATGGCACAATTTATTTTATAACCATGGAATATAGGTTATAATCTATTTATATTGATAATTTTGAAAGAAACTGATGTTTATATATCATGGACCGTACCTCAATTACTGGGGGCCATACCAAATCGCTGAGAAGCTGCTGTTCTGGATGGACAAGCACGGCGATGAACGTGTACAAAATCTCGGAGAATGGTTATCTGGCACACCCATGAATACACTATGTGAATGGATCCACAAGAAGCGTAAACGGACGATCATTACGAAAATTTCGCCATATTCTACCTGGAACATGAACGACACACTGGCGATGATTATCCTACCGATGCTACACCAGCTTAAAGCGACCAAGCATGGTTCACCTATGGTTAGTGATGAGGATGTGCCTCACGGTCGGGGGCTCCGTTCTAGTGAGGCCCCACCCAAGGAAAACGATTGGGATACCGACGATAACCACCACCGCCGATGGAACTGGGTACTTGATGAGATGATCTGGGCGTTTACCCAGCTGAATGATGAAGATAACGATAAACAGTTCCGCAGCGGCGTCATTGATTTTGAATGGGTACCAAGCGAAGCCGGAGTTACTTCAAGGATGACGCACGGCCCAAAGCATACCGCTACGTTTGATAACGAAGGTTATCTTCACCATCAAACGCGTATCATTGGCGGCACGACTTTGTTCGGCCGCTACTTTGGTGGCCTTTGGGACTAGTTTACTTTTATTATTTGATGTGTTATAATATATTATGAACGAAATTAATTCTTATACACAAAGACTGCTTGAGGAACGAGCTCATCAAGTAGCCCCGCACAATTCAGTTCAAGATAATGAAGCTTTTCAAGCCATGTGGGATGCTACAAACGCTAGATGGAAAGCTGCCGTTGCCGCAGATAATGCTGCCGCTAGAAAACTTGATGATGAACTATTTACGATAATTGAAAATGAACAAAGAGAAGTTTAAATCGTATCCCAAGCACTGGGTTGCGTCGGATATCCACCTTTCGCACGAAAATATCCGGCAGTATTGCCCGGAAACTCGGGGCACTTGCAAGGATGTTCACGAGATGAACGAGCTTATCATCGAGAGATGGAATAGCGATGTCGGCGTAAACGATCATACATTTATCATCGGCGATGTTGCTATGGGGCAAATCGTTCTTGCGCCACCACTGATTCGTCGCCTGAACGGGCATAAGACGCTAATTAGAGGCAATCATGATAAAACTCTCGTAAAATTACCTGAGTTCAATAGTCTGTTTATCGACGCTCATGATTATCTTGAGCAAATCGTCGTCTCAACTATGGTCTGTATGAGCCACTTCCCGATGGCATCTTGGAATGGGATGGCTAAAGGGGCGATCATGCTACACGGGCATCTCCACGGTGCCGAAGTTCAGGTTATCGATGCGGTTAACAAACGCATTAAGGATGTTGGGATTGATACCAATACGTTGTATGTATATAATCTAGAAGAGTTGGTGGAGGAAATGAAGAAGATTCCTCTACCGACATTTAACCACCACGGGCGTGAACTATGAATAAGCATCTTAAAGCACTTCTGAATACCCCAGGACTTGAACGTCTGCAAGATTTTTCGCTCGTCGGCCCTGTTCAGAAAGCAGCAGTTGAATATTTTGTTGATCTGTTAGTTCTAGAATGTGTTTATATAATAGCCGCTACAAAGGACGAATCGATTGATTTCGCCCGCAACGTCGACGAAGCGATGAGCTTAGCTGAGATGGATATAATGAAACATTTTGGAGTTAACTCATGAATAATCTATGGTTTAATATTGGTTTGGTTGTAGGCATTTACAGATCAGTAGAAATGGAATATCATTCGGATTCAACAGTGTGCAAAAAATCTGGAAAAAAGAACAACCGAAAACCTGGAAATGGTTTGCGATTTATGTGTGGTTTGGGAAAAGTTTTTTGATAACTATGTAAAGGAAATATGATGATTGTAAAACTTGAAGCGTGTGATGATGGTTCTGGGGCACTGATGTTGCCCCTTGGCCACGAACTTTGCCTAGATATGGGTTGGGAAATCGGTGACGTTCTTACCTGGACTGATAATGGTGATGGCTCATTCTCTATTGCCAAACCAGATGTCGAGACCGAACTGGTTCTTGTAGAAACTATTTCTACATTCCGCCTAAGTTACGTTGTAGAAGTACCTAAGGGCAAAAAAGAATGGGCTCTTGATACTGTAGTTCTTGAAGAAGCACATGAAGTGGCCCAAGCACATCTTGGTGAACAAATCGTATCCCATCGTGTTGTAACTATGGATGAAGTCAAAGTTTTAGCTCGTGAAGATAATGACTGGCTGTCTGATACGGCAATCGAACGATCGATTACTCTCTGGGACGAAAATGGAAACATTTAAAACTTTTATCACATCCGCTGCTACCATCGTTGTCGTTGGTGTTGTTATTACTGTCATTGTTTACTTTAGAATGTGGCAATGTGAGGAACTGTTTCCTAATGCCTCTCTTTTAGCATGTGTTTTTTGGCACTAAAATGACATCGCTCACCATCATTCGCGGTTTACCAGGAAGTGGGAAATCATCGATGGCAGCAGATTTGTTAGCTGCTAATGAAGAAGCATGCATTGAAACAGCTTGGTATGAAGCCGATCACTACTTCTATAAAGATGGTGTATATACTTGGGATGGTATGCAAATCGGTAACGCCCACGCTTGGTGTCAAGAGATGGTATACGAACATTTGAAGATGGGCAAACATGTGATTGTGTCAAACACGTTCACTCTGAAGCGTGAACTGTTACCGTACTTTGATATGATACAAGAGTATGGAAAAAATCCAACCGTTATTCTTATGCAGAGTAACTGGGGGTCAACACATGGCGTGCCCGATGGTGTACTACTGAATATGAAAAAACGCTTCTGTTTTGATATCTCGGATATGTTTCTATAAGGAAACCTCCAAATTCGGAGTGTATAAATAAAGGATATAGGAGAATCTATGTTCAAAGAAAATAAATACACCCGCTTGTATATCTCTATAATTGAAAGAGCGAGAACAAGAATCATTGATGATTATACGGAATCACATCATGTTATCCCTAAGTGTTTGGGAGGCTCCAATCTAAAGGATAACATTGTTAGGCTAACAGCAAGAGAGCACTTCCTTTGCCATCTACTTTTAACAAAGATGAATGATAACCATCTTCTAAAATTTGCAGTGTATATGATGAGTGTTGCCAACCCAAACCAAATAGGGAAAAGATATAAAATCAAATCTAGGATATATAGTATCTCAAAGAGACTAATGAGTGAAGCGGCATCTATTAGGTCGATGGGTAATACAAATAATTTAGGTAAAAAAGGTTATTATAATCCGATCACAAATGAACAGTCTAATTTTATAGAAGAAAAAGTGCCTCTTGGATGGCTCCCCGGAAGATCCCCAGATTTTAAGGCTAGAAATAAAGGCATGAATGGTTCTAATATATATTATAGCAATCCTTCAACGGGCGATTGTATTCACATCGCCCCCGGCTCGGCTCCACCAAATGGTTATATAAAGTTCAGTCTTTCGGCTAGTAAGGGCGGCTTATCTGCACCAAAAATAAATTGTTACCATCTAGAAACCGGAGAATTTACGAAAGTATATTCGATTGAAGATATACCTATGGGATATACTGAAGGTTCGCCTAGTATTTGGATAACGGATGGAACTATTTCAAAACAGATCAACCGTATAAAAGGCTTAGTTCCGAGCGGGTGGGTGATTGGGAGAACAATTTCTACTAATTCGGCAAAAAATATCTCAAAGGCTAGGGAGAGGCCAATAGAAACTCCCCTAGGGGACTATACTCATCCTTTGAGAATGTCAGAGAAATATGGATGCGACATTTATGCTATTATGGATAATCTTGATACAAAGATTAGAATTAGAAAATCCAATGAAAAACTCAGATTGGCTTTGGCTGAAGTTGGGTACGATTTTGGGAAAACAAAACGCGATAATGGGTTTAGATATAAAGGAAAATCATGATTGAAGTTATTGGAAGAGAAGGCATTTCAGCCAAGATTGTAGCACATAGTGTATCTAGTAACGGTCTTGAGTTGCTTACTTACGAGCTAGAATATCCGCGATTTATTTTGAGTGAACTAAATACCCACAGGGTTCTATCAAAAAATTCTTCAAGTTCCCGTGCGATCCCGGTAAAAAAGGTTCTCGAGTTGATCGACGGCAATCCAGCGATGCCGGTCCACTGGGGCAAAAATCAGCCGGGCATGTCAGCCAAGGAAGAGCTTGTAGCGCATGCACTAACTGGTGCCAAAGCACTATGGGTCGCCGCGTCAAAATCTGCCATGTCACAAGTACAGGTTTTGGATGATATCGGTCTCCATAAACAAATCAGCAATCGCATTCTGGAACCCTGGGCCCGTATGAAGACGATCTGCACGGGCACCGAATGGATGAATTTTTTTTATCTCCGCAATCACCCAGATGCACAACCTGAGATTGCAGAGTTGGCTTCTGTAATGATTGAAGCATTGTCATTATCAACTCCATTCTTTATCAAGTCCTGTGAATGGCATCTACCCTACCTCGATCGTGTTCGTAACTCCGAAACCGGTGAACTTAACTACGTTAGCAAACTCGGCGATGATGATCACTGTATGCTATATACGCTTGAAGAGGCTCAGATGATCTCAGTATCTTGTTGCGCTCAAGTTTCATATCGAAAGCAGGATGATAGTATTGAAAAAGCTAAGAAGGTGTACGCGATGCTGAATATCGGCTCGACAACGAAGCCAAATCATTCTAGTCCGCTTGAACATCTTGCAACACCTATGGATGATATTTCTCTGTGGCATCGTGAAGATCGTCTCGCATGGAAAAATGGCATCACCCATATTACACGCGATGGTGCACTTTGGTCTGGCAACTTTAAGGGCTGGATTCAGTATCGAAAACTTATGGAATCGTCATGAAATATCAAACCTATAAAATAGTTGAGGTTATGTCTACTACTGAATTAGAAAGACGGGTAAATGAATTTCTTGATGATGATTGGATACTCGTTGGTGGCCCATTTGTATATTGGAAAAACAATTCGATTGGTAACATTTTTGCCCAGGCCATAACAAAGGAATCTAAATGAACGACTATTCAAAAACAAAACCAGCCTATACAGAAACTGTAGCCACCTCACGCGGGTGGGAAGACGCCAAGACTGGTGAACTTCTCGTAGCAATTGATGGCCTCGACAAGAAATTGGGTGTTGCATTAATGCCCGTTGTTCCCGTGAAACGAGGCGCTGGTAGGCCCAAGGGTTCGTTAGCTAAACCGAAAGCTGTTTAGTTTACTTTTATTGCGCCTTGTGTTATAATTAACAAGAGATCAATAACAAGGAATACAATGAAAACCATTTACAAATTTACAATTGACCGCAGGTACCCAGTAAAAATGCCAGTGGGCGCGAAGGTGATTAATGTAGATGCCCAAGGTACAGAAATCTGTATCTGGGCTATCGTTGATGTTGAAATTAATACAGTTTAGGAAATATTATGGGTGGTAATGTTTTCAAAAATGGCACAACTCGTCGCTATAGCGAAGCTGAGTATGCTGAAGTTGTCATTAGAATCCATCCACTGCTTGTGAAGATTGGAGGACGCTTCGGCGTCATTCCAGCCTATGAGGAAAAAGATGACTTTGGTGATATGGATATTCTAATCGTACCCAGCTGTCTATGGGATAGAAAACTTCTAGACACACACTTCAAATCTGGGGGTAATGTCAGTCATAATGGTGGTGTGTGGAGTCTTGTCTTTGAGGAAATTCAAGTTGACTTGATTACTACATCCGATGAAGGTTTCGATCCTGCAATGGATTATTTCAGTTACAACGACTTCGGAAATCTTCGCGGCAAAATCATCCACAAATTTGGTATGAAGTTCGGACACGACGGACTTACATTCCCAGTTCGTTCGGCAGATCACATTCTTGGCAACATCATGTTATCTCGTGATGCTGTTAAAGTCAACGAACTTTTTGGTTTCAAAGCAGGTCCATTCACTTATCTTGAAGATATGTTTGAGTCCGTGATCGGTTCGCCATATTTTAATCCTGCGGTCTTTTCATTTGAGGCTATGAACGCTGCTGGCAGAGTTCGTGATAAGAAGCGCTCAAGCTATAATTCGTTCCTAAAATATATTGAGAAGATGGATGGTGAATATTATCCATTTCATAAAGATAAGAGTCTTTATCTCGATTGGATATTTCATGAGTTCCCACACGCAAAACCACAATTTGATCGACTGTTGGAACGTAAGGCTATTATAGAAGCAGCTGCACTGAAGTTCAACGGTGACCTTGTCCGTGAATGGACTGGGCTTGATGGTGTCGAACTCGGTCGTCTGATGAAGGAAGTTCGACCATTGTACCCACCGGATATAGTAATTAGATCAACCGAATCTCAAATAATGGAACACGTAAAAAGGATACATAATGCAAATAAAACTAACTCGTAAACAAGTAGATCAATTGGCTGAAATTATGGAACAATTTACTGAAGTGCAAGACTTTACAATTGAATCGACATGCCCTTCTGGAATCGGACCAACGGTCACAGTTAGTTTCGATTTATTCAAACCAAAAGACACGATCGTTGATATAACAGACGTGTCTAACTGGTAAACAAAGGGAGTTCCGTGATCGAATTATCGCCAGGCGATACGCTTGATATCGTCTATAAGTTACAGACGAGAGCTTTAATTCGCCGTCAAATAACTAGTCGTACATCAGTTCAAGAAGGTAAGCCAGATAGAATCTCTGATCTTCTTGAAGATGCTGCGCGTGTTATCATTCAACAAAGAGCTGAAGCAAGATTATCCTGTTTCCAAAAATTTATACGATGGATGTTGAAATGAAATATAAAATTGTTGAGCATTCAAATAAAGCCGGTGATGTTTTTTATGTTGGCTTTATAAAATATTATTGGTGGTCGCCTTACTTTGAGATGAAGAAGATGCAGAAAGGCGCAGTATCGTCCTATATCCGTGCTGTTACGATAAGATATAAAACAGTTGATCTAGCGATGGCTGGTATTATTGAATACACAAACAGCAGAAGCAGTTCTTGGTCTAAACACGAAGTTATTAGAGGCAATCTGTGATTGTTTTAAATAAAGATCAAGAAAAACTAATCGAGCTTTTGCTTGCATTCGTTAAAAACGACGAGCAATATTTTCTCCTAGCAGGGCAAGCCGGTGTAGGCAAGACGATGTGTATGCGCATATTTTCACAGGCACTTAAGAAGAAATACCCGGGCTTCAAGATTTGCATGTGCGCTCCAACAAATAAAGCAACAGCCGTTCTTCGGATGACTGTTGATGACGACAAGATTGATTATAGAACTATCTATGCGGTTCTTGGTCTAAGAATGACGCCAGATGGTGGTATAAAAGTATTGACAGACAAAGGCAACAACACCATTGAGTCGTACGATATCGTGATTTTAGATGAAGGTAGTATGATCAGTGAGGAGTTGTTGGAATACATTCAAGCAAAAACCATCGTATCTGGAACAAAGATAGTGATCATCGGAGATGTTGAGCAACTGCCCCCAGTTCAAGAAGCAGATTCTCCAATCTGGCGTCATTTTACAATTGATTTCGAACTCAACGAAGTTATGCGCCACCAAAATTCCATTCTCAAATTCGTGCAATCCATTCGGGCAAACGACAAACCGCGTTTCGTGTCCCAAGGCGAACAGGTCTTTATCGAGTCAGATCTTGGCTTTATAGATGGTATCGAAGTTGCAGCCAAAGCTGGAGAGTTTCATAACGGAACAGCCAAGGCTATTGCTTGGAGAAATATTACCGTAAATTTTTTGAATAAGCTGATTCGAGAAGCTCATAAACCAGGTATAAATTCATTCTTCGTCCCTGGTGATCGAGTTGTGTTTAAGGAGCCTGTGTTTATTGGTACTGGCAAAACAAAACATGCAATTGCCTATACCGATCAGGAAGGTATCGTTGTGGGGGTTAATGCGACCCAACATACAAAATATTCTATGCTAAAAACATGGCATCTTAATATCAAACTAGATAACGGTAAGTTACTTACATCTTATGTTATCCATGAGGCTGCAGCTCAACTGATGCAAGATATGTTGCAGAAGTATGCCAACGACAAAAAATGGTTTCCATTTTGGCAACTAAAAGAAGCCTTTCACGATGTCGCTCACGCCTATGCAGTTACTACACATCGGTCTCAGGGTTCTACCTTCGAAAAAGTGTTCATCGAGGCTGGTGATATTCTCCTCAATAGAAATATCGACGAGCGTACGAAATGTTTATATGTCGCCTGTTCGAGGGCTAGTAAAGAACTCCATATTTTTCCACCATAATTCCACCATAATTCCACCATAAGGTACATCATGAATCCACTTTTTGGCGATCAAACTCCTAATGTATTTGAATCTAAAGTTTATATAAACTATCTTTCTTCGAGTAGAGTTATAAATCCAAAAAATTCACTTGATACATATACATTTACGATGGTACGGATACCGATCAACAATCTTCGAAGCTATTCTTCAATGGAAGATTTAATCGGTGATCGAACTCTATTTCCTGATAATGATAAAAAGTTTCCGGTCGAAACACTATGCCGTCAGGTTATGCGGGATAGCATGAGAGCTTTGGGTATCGAGTACCCAGAATACGGTGTTGTTGCTTATTCGGGCGCCCAGATTCATGATCGACCGATTGCAACGATTATGTATAACGCTGGAACACCAGAAGAACATACAAGATATTATGCTACACCTGAGTTCCATAAGCTTGTGAAAAGAGTATGAGTGATGGTGGGAAGGGTAGCTCTCGTAGACCTACCGACGAAACCGCCTACGGCGATAATTACGACAAAATTTTTGGTCGCAAAAAACGTGAAGAAGCACTTGAAGAACTGGCTCGGATATCAGAAGAACTCGGGTTATACGAACTCAAGAAACCCATAAAACAGTAGTTTACTTTTATTATTTCATTGTGTTATAATATACTCATAAAGGAAATATTATGACTGCCTACATCATGAACCCAAAAGCTACCGCAAAACTTGCCGCAGCCACCAAAGCGCTCAAAGCTCTTGGCATTAATCCCTACGAACTCTCCCGTCTCTTAATGGCATCTGAGATGCTCTCGCGTCTTAATGGTGACGAAGATGAAGATGATGTTCTTACCGATGATGAAGTCTGTGATTCGTTTTTTGATTATCACACGGAGGCCCTCAGTGATGAAATCGATGCGGCATTCAGCCTCTTGTCTCCAATCTAATGAGTGATTATGGTAAAAATAAAAACTGGTCGCTTTGCGGGCTGTATTGGAACTTTTGTGGTGGATAACGAGTTTATATCTCTGTTTGATGAAATTACTCAGATGTGGTATATCGTTCCTATTTCTGTTGGCTATGAGGTGATTTGATGTCGGAAGTAATTAAAGCCTACGGGCTTACGTTTGGAATTGAAGACTTTTCGGAAGAGAGTTTGATAAAATCTCACTCTTTTCTTCGAGATGAATTTAAGAAATCCAATGAGGTCCGAAATGACGAATATCGTGATGGCTATGAAGCCGGAAAGCTACAGGGCTTTGTCTTCATATCAGAGTTAGAGTACATTTCAATAGCTAAACTAAAGTCGATGACTGTGCAAGAATTAGCCAATATGTTGGAAGATTGTACATGAAAAAAAATTACACCTATCTATGCGGACCTATGGAAGGTCTTACACCAGAACAACAAAGCGCATGGCGAAACGAGGCTACACGAGTACTTAATCTCTGCGATATATCTACTCTAGACCCATGTCGGCGGATAAACGACCCGGAAGATAATCCACTCAATGCAGCTAAACGTCTTTTTAAATGTGATTTGCAGGACATCGATAGTTCGACTGTCATTTTGGCAAACTTATCAGAATCGTTGCCAGGAAAAAAATGGGGTAGCGTGGCAGAGATCGCCCACGCTCACACCCATAACAAAATTATTATTGTAATACTGGACAAAGGGCAGTTTAATCACCCGTTTATTCAGTGTTATGCCACAGAAATCCACTACACTCTTGAAGACGCCATTGATGCAGTTAAAGAATATTATATTTGATACGGAAATAACATGCCCTATATTAAACAAGAAGATAGATATACACTGCGTGATCTGACCAGCTGTATCAATGATACAACTTTAGCTTCACCTGGAGAACTAAACTATATTATAACAATGTTATGCAGAAAATATTATAATAATATTAAAAGAAGTAATTATCAGGGGATAAATGATATAGTTGGTGCGCTAGAAGGCGCTAAATTAGAATTTTACCGGCGTGTTGCGTCACCCTATGAAGATGTTAAAAATAAAATAAATGGAGATGTATATGACTGAAATCTTTGAAACTATTGTAGCTATAGCAATGTACGGTGCGTTTATCTATTTTGTCGGGAGAGTTTCCGGTGTTTTCAAATCCAAGGATGAGGAAAAATGAAAAATCAATTAGAAGATATCGACGCCTGGTTTAAACAGGCGGTTGTCACACCCACCGATAAGAATAAAGAAGTGCAACTTGGCGTCCACTTTGAGGAAGTAGCTGAGATGTTTGAGTCAATTACATTGGATCACTCGGCTCAAGTTGTACATAAAACGGCAGATGAATTAAAGCGCGGCCGTTATGCTCTATGTGATTTGGGCATTGATCGACAAGCTCTTCTTGACTCACTCTGTGACCAGATTGTAACTGCCGTTGGAGTCGCGCATATGTTTGAACTAAATATTCTTGATGGGTTGACGGAAGTTAATCGAAGTAATTGGTCAAAGTTCGTCGATGGAAAGCCTTTGTTTGATGAGAACGGAAAAATCAAAAAAGGGCCTGGATATTCAAAACCAGACTTAAGTGGCCTTGTATGATGAAATTCTATAATCCGTACAAGCCGCATATTGCTCAGTTCAAAGACGGTAAGTTCGCTGTTCGTAAACTGACAAATTCTGGGTGGGGTTTCATTAGTCACGATCTGCGCGACGATTACGACGATTATTGGTGGTGCGTCGCGGAAAATATTCACAAGCACGCAAAATGCGAACTATCAACATGTCGGATCATTATAACGAAACTTAACGAGAAAACTAAGATGCTAGATGTATCATCAAAATGGGTGGAATAATGGACGAACTTAATATGTACTATATAGAAGTAGATGTTAATCTTGTTCGACTAACCTTTGCTATCATTGCTGAAGATGGTCATAAAGCAGTTGAGAAGGTTTTAAAGTATGGGACTAGGCCGATCATGAAATCAGGTCCATATTCTCTTTCTAATTTTTGGGTTCATATTTGAAGCAAATTTTAGCATCGATGGCAATAGCGTTACCGTAATATTCTGTAGTTTACTTTTATTCACATCTGTGTTATAATAGTATCTTAACAACTTAGGAATAAAAATGTCTATATTTCTTTCAACTCGTGTCCCAGTAAAAACCAAAGAAGCTCGTAAAATGTCTTCGCTTACCAAACGCCTCCCAAAAGCGATTCGGGCCCGAGCAAAACCTGGTACTTGTGTTACGATATACCCGCTCGCGTGATTATGGAACATATAGAATATACCAAGGAATATCTCGAGTTGATGGCTCGAAATATAATTCGTGTGCAAGAAGCAAAAGATAAAATGGGAAAAATCTGGATTGGTCACCCAGATAATTTTGTGACACGAAAGCGGCCTCATGAGACCAAAATTTTAACTAACCAAGGATGATTATGAAATTATTGAAAAATCTACTGAACGATGGCCTGGTGGAAGTCACATTTACAAAACAAGATGGCACGGAACGTGTTATGACATGCACTAACAACTCGAGAGTAGTTAATGAATTAGTGGGCCCACCTAAAGTTGATGGTGTATCAAAACCGGGCTCCGATACTCTATTTCGTGTCGTTGATATGAATCTTGGCGAGTGGCGCAGTTTTAATTTTGATCAAGTGATAACATTTAAAGCCGTTTAAGTTACATCGCGATAGTAGCTCAATGGTAGAGCAGGGTACTCATAATGCCTTGGTCGCTGGTTCAATTCCAGCCTATCGCACCATTTTTGGGTTATAGTTCAACGAAAGAACACAGCAAAGATAAAGCTGTTACGCCGGTTTAACTCCAGCAAACCCATTTTTTATTTAGGAAAAACAATGTCAGATACCATCGCATTCTCGGATATCCAAATTAAAGCCATCAAGGGGTTGTGCTCCGAGATGAGCGCCAGTTGGGCTCGAATGGAAGGTGAGCGAGACTTTTTAAAAGAAGCGGTCAAGAATATTTCTACTGAACACGAAATTCCAAAACCCCTGCTCAAAAAAATGGCTAAAATTTTCCACAAGTCCAGATTCTCCACTGTACAAGAAGAGAATACCGAACTCGAAGAATCGTATTTGGCAGTCTTCGGAAATCGCGGCTAATGCCAATATTACTAGATTACAGTAATATCTTTATAGCTTCGGTAACCGCATTCGGTTCCGATTTTAAAAAAGGCGCACCCATTTCAAAGATGGAATCTATTGCGCGCCATGTTTTTCTAACTAGTTTGCTTGGGTATAAAAAGACTTGGGGCGATAAATGCGGCAATATTGTTGTCTGCTGTGATGGTAAGAACAACTGGCGCAAAGATATTTTCCCTTATTACAAAGGCCTGCGTGGAAAAAACCGAGAAGAATCTGAACTAGATTGGAACTCTATCTTCGCTATAATGGGTGATATCAAGATGGAACTTGCTATGTTATTTCCATACAAAGTTATTCAAGAGGATAAAGCCGAAGGTGATGACGTAATTTTTGTATTGTCTGATTACTTCGCGGCCAACGATCTTATACAAGAGGGGCTCGAAGAATCACCGCAGAAAGTAATAAATATTTCTTCTGATCACGACTTCCTGCAGCAACACAAGCACAAGAACTATGCTCAATGGTCCCCTATGACCAAGAAGGTTATTCCAAAGCCACCAAAAACTTTTCTGGTGGATAAGATTATTAGCGGTGATGATGGCGATGGTGTGCCAAGTGTTCTTATGTTCGACGACTTTTGTATGGATAAAGCAAAATATGGTCGCGCTAAGCCGATTACCAAGAAAATAATTGATAAGTATTCTGATCACGCTAATTTAAATGAAGCAGAGCTAGCTAGATATAAGAGGAATGAAGTACTAATAAGTTCGGCGTATGTGCCGACCGATGTTCGTGACCGTATTTTAGCTCAATACAAGCTTGCTCCGGATAAAGCGAATCGTCAGGGCATTTTTGATCTTCTAGTTAGGCATCAATTGAGACAATTGATGCCGAGAGTCACCGAATTTTAAGGAAATATTATGGCAAATCTACTAATCAACGAAATACTCAAAGATATCAATAACGATATCTCTAACCTCACAACGAAGTTTGCAACCCACAATTATCTCCGTAATGTACTCGAGCACGCATATCTTCCAGAGAAGAAGTTCCTATTACCCGAAGGTATTCCTGAATACAAGAATCAGTTGGGCCCAGCCTATCAGCACGAGCAATCTTTCTGGCTTGAGGCGAAAAAGTTTTATGTGTATCTCCGGACCGATTTGAAGACGCAAAAGCGGGAATCGATGTTTATTGCCGCACTTGAATCAATGGCGACTGAAGAAGCCAAAATTTTTATTGCTATCAAAGAGCAAAATCTCGACATCATTTATCCAAATATCACCTTGGCAAAATTGCGCGAGGTTGGTTATCTCCAGTGACACCAAAAGAACTAAAATATCATTCGCTTTATCTTGATATCGCTGAACGTGTGGCTCAGATGTCACACGCGGTTCGCGCGAAAGTTGGGGCCCTGATGGTGAAGGATGGCAATATTCTCGGCTTCGGCTGGAACGGCATGCCGGGTGGGATGGATA